CACTGCGTCAGCCGCAGTGACCGCCGCGTTGGGCGAGATCAAGCTGATATTTTCCGCCACGGGGTTAAACGAGTACACAAACGGGGCGCCGATATAGCGCATCGACTGGATTCCCTCATCGGTAAAAACAAGGATTTCCTGCCTCGTCTTTGTCGCCCCGACAATGGTGGTTCCGGTGGATAGCACCTGCCCTCCAGCAGAGTTAATCGCCGTCGGCGTCCAATCCGTTGCGTTTTCCTGATCTGACCAGCGGATTAAAAGTGGGTCTATTTCGTCGCCCCCCAAAGGGTTCACGCCAAAACATATAACGTGGCGGTCGATGTCTGAGACCATCACCTGAAACGCCGCAGTTGGGGCGTTGCTGGTATTCGGGAACGCTACCGCGTCCGTAAGGTACTTGGCCCTTTGGTAGACCCCGCCTGCGTATGACCCAACAACCGCGCCACCTGCGTCATCGGCGCTGACCGTGACATCCGAATTGACCGGAGTGCCTTCGGCGTCTTTTGCCGTGATCGTGTAAGTGTCGGCATCTATGATGCTGTCCACCGTGTATGTCTGATTTAGTACATCTGCCGTAATCGTGGAGCTTCCGGACAATGCTGTGGCGCCAGAGAATGTTACTTGATTTTCGCCAGCCGGGTTTATGGGTGACTCTGTACAGCCGTGCGCGGTCTCATTGACCGTTATGGTGCTACTCCCCGTGCTGGCGTCAAACGTCACGTCGCCCGCCGCAGTAACCAGTCTTGGACTGCTGGAAGACCAGTAGGCGACAGGACCGCCTCGGGCGCAAAAGATCAAGTCTGGGCCGAAGATGTCCTGACTGTAGAGGCGAAGCTGTTCCGCAAACGTGATCTCGCCGCGCGTTCCCCAGCCACCGCTACCCCAAGGCCCGACACCCCAGCCCGCACCGTCTACATAATAATTGGTGCCAGTTTCCAGAAGGTAGTATGCAATGGTTCCTGCGCCGCCGTCTGCTGTATCTGACGAGTTAGCTGTAACGACGTTGCCGGATGTGTCTTTTGCTTCAATCGTGTAGGTGTTTTCGTCTTCGACGTTAATAATCTGGTATTGCTGGTTGAGCACCTCGGCGGTAATGTTGCCGCCAAGGCTCGTAGCGTCCTCAAAGATGACCCAGTCATCAGGCGTAGCGCCGTGGTCCGTGTCCTCAACAGTGAGAATGCTTTCTCCATCCACGGCGGTAAACCTCGGGTCTCCTGCCGCAGTGGTCAGCCTAATCGGCGTCACGTCGTAAAACAGGGTGTCCCTTTCTACATAGAACCGCAGATTGGTGCCGACGCCAAGGTAAAGATCGCCAGTAATAATTGCCCAGTCCTTCAAAGACCGGCACACGCCTTGGAATGTGTTGTTGCTGTATTTCGCCCAGCCGCCAATGGACTCTACGCGGCCCTTTCTAAACCTGATCTTGTCCGAGTCAAACCAGCCAGAGGCGGCACTGTACTGCGTGCCCTCCTTGTTGATCCCCGGCTGAAACTGGATTTTAGTTAGCGCCATGCTAAAACCTCAGTATGTCCACATCACGGGGTCGCCTTCCCTTGTGTCAACATGCACAAAGCCTGCCGCCACCCCGATGCCTGTAAATCCCAACTCGATTGCATTCTTCACCAAAATCATCCGCTGAAAGCCATCCGCCACCTGTATGTCGGAGGCTATCCCCTTTGCGTGAGTCCCCGGCCTTTTCTTTGCCGCCTCAATGCTGTGGGTGGGCGACCTGTAGCCGGATGTAATCCGGAACGGGAAGCCGCAATTCATTCGCAGATGATCCAGCTTTGCTACAAATTCAAGCTGGATCTCATTTTCTCCCGTCTCCTGACAGTCGAACTCATCCAGCGTGAAGTACCGAAAGTTGGTCATTCCTTCTTGCCTGAACCTAGAAATAACCCGAATGCCCCCGTCAAAGCCCCTGTCATCACGCTCACCAATGACGCCTGTTGCGTATTTGGATCTGGGAGCGCCATAAACCACTCCAGCGTGTTCCACGTCATCGCCATCATCATCAGGATGAGAAGTCTCGGAATAATCCGGAGCTTTTCTATATCGTCAATAGTCATCGCTCGCGGTTGACCCCTTTTATTTTCTCCACGGTTCTGAGGCCACCAAGCCCCAGCATGCCAAGTAGCACCGTGAGCAGACTTTGCATGTCAAATTCTGGAAGATCCGGAATGCTTGACCCACTCCAAGACGCAAAGAAAATAACGACTGGAAGGCCCAAGAAGTGCCAAAAAAGCGCCAGTCCGCATGACCAGCCAACAAAGGGGCGCCATCCAGCAACAAACAGGCTTTTGTGTGCCGCCTCGGTTTTGTTGACCTCTACCTGACTCTTCGCCAGTTCGTGAGCGTGACGCTCCGACATGGTGGCGATTTCATGGGCGAGCCTGTTTCTTTCGTCTGCGTCTGGTATGAACTTGTCAAGTATTGCCGAGATCGGCCCAACCAGAAGCTCTAGCATCAGCCCGCACTAATCTTTAGCGTGCCGCTGTCGTTCCATACCTGCCCCGCAACTGATGGGTCGGATGTCGGCAATCCCTGAAGCCTGACGTAAGCTCCGATTTTGCCGCTGGGGGAATTACCGTTGTCGCACGACAAAGTGATGGTGTCGTCGTTGTTGGTAATCACTAGCGTTGCGGAGGAGTATGTAGTGTTTTCCGCCTCGATCCTCGTGTTGGCGGCGGCGGTGCCTAGTGATGCCGCTTCGTACACATGCAAATCTGCGCTCGGGCTGGCCGTGCCGATGCCAACTTGCTCCGACGAACTTATGGTAATTGCGGTGCTGGTAGCGTTGTCGTCAATACCTGTGGAGGTGAAGGTGGTAAACGTGCCGGTAACATCTATCTCGCTGGCGCTATTCTTAAACAACAGCGACGCCCCGCCATCCCGCTGAATGGTCAAGCCGCCTAGCGCGCCGCTCTGCATTTTTATAGTGCCGTCGTTAATGCCGTCAAATTTTAGCGTTGGCGTAGTGGCAGACCCGTTGGTGCTTTGTATTCTTAATGTGGGCGTTGAGGCACTGCTAACGATGTCTACAAGGTTTGCAGGTGAGGCGGTTCCAATACCAACCTGCTGTGAGGAGTCAATCGTGATCGCGGTGCTTACGGCGTTATCGTCGATACCGGTAGAAGTGAAGGCGCCATTGGCCGTTAAGTCGCCGCAGTTCACCGTGGTGAACGTGCCTGCGGCGGCTGTGGTGCCCCCAATCGTTGTGCCGTCGATGTTGCCGCCATTGATGTCTACCGTTGCGGCGGTAATCTTGGTCACCCCCAAGTCATTGTTTACGTCCGCGACAGTCGCGGCGCCGTCGCCGCCACCATCAAACTTGAGCAATACGTCCCTGCCGTTTGTGACGCCAATGGATCGCCCTGCATCATAGTTGCCCTGAAAAATCACTGCATTCTGGGTGTTTAGGTCGTTTCGGATATGAACGATCTTCTCTGCATCGCTCGGAGTAATTCTCACATAAACGGTGCTACCGAGATCGCTGGCTGAGTACAGGCGAATGAACTTGTTGCGCCCGTCAGACTCTGCCCCGTCCGTGATGGGGATGTCGTTGGGCGAGCCAGATGTACCGGCGCTGGTCAGGGTAACAGTGGCAATACCGTTGACCGCTTGGTCAATAATGTCAAAGTTGGTGTTGGTCGTGTCGCCCCACTGACCCGCCTGCTGGCCGGTCTGAATCTTTTCGATCCCAAGGTTCGTGGTATATGTACTAGCCATATCTTCCTCTAAGCCGCTATGTCAACCCAATCGGGCGTCTGGGAGGTGTCTACCTCCGTCCATGAAACTGTTTGCGAATCGTCTACGTCAGACCAGTTCGGCGTCTGAGAGTCGTCTACCTGCACCCATGCTCCTACCAGAACCGAACCGACAAAGCCCGTCGCCGCCACGCCTATCGGCGTTATGTTTGCGCCGGTTGTGACCGTGACAGAGCCAAGCGCCGTTGTTGCCGCAACGCCGGTAACGGGAACGGTAATCCCAACCGCGATAGTGACGGTTCCGACTGCCCCTGTTGCGGACTCTCCTGTTACTGACAAGTTGACAGCACCAGAAACAGCAACCGTTCCGACCGCTCCGGTGGCCTCAACCCCCGTGACTTGAGCGTCTGCCCCTATTGACACGGAAACCGTGCCAACGGCGCCGGTGGCCGATTCTCCGGTCAGGGCAACGACCGCGTCACCGGCAACACTCGGGGAGCCTACTGCGCCAGTAGCGGACTCCCCGCTGGGCGATGCCGTCGCCCCGCCAGCAATAGATACTGAGCCAACCGCTCCGGTAGCAGACTCTCCGGTGACGGAAACACTGGCATCCGAAGATACCGTGGCAGTGCCTACCGCCCCCGTCGCAGACTCTCCGGTGAGAGCCACGACCGCCTTTCCGGATACTGAAACCGACCCTACAGCGCCAGAGGCGCTTTGCCCAGTCACAGAGACTGTGGCGCCAATGCTGACCGAGACGGAGCCAACTGCGCCGGTCGCGGCTTCTCCTGTGACGGAGACTACAGCCGCGCCGACAACTGTGACGCTACCTACAGCACCTGTAGCTGATACGCCAGTGACGCTCGCTGTTGCGCTGATGGGCGCAGGTACGGAGAATGGAACCTCCGAAAATGCTACCGCCCCAAACATGGCGGCGCTTTACTCGCAGGTAACGGAGAGTGTTCCGTCTGCGTTAGTGGTCGCGCTACAAGTACCCTTGGGCAGTCCCTCAAGCATCGCAGAGATGGCCGCTGTGTACTCAGACCATATCCCGCCGAGCAGGTCGTTGTTGCCTGCGTCCAGAGTCGTCATGGCGCCAAAGCCAGAAACGCCGACCGTCGTTACGCCGTTGATGCCAGCCGCGCCAAGGTCTCCAAGCTGATTCATGCCTGTTGTGCCCAAAGTGACCATGCCGTCAACAAATGGGGTGTAGTCGATATTTCCCAGCGCAGTGAAGCCAGCCGTAGCCACATTTGCGGTCTGCTCGTTTCCGGCGTTAAACGCCGCGTACAATGACTGGTTATCAGCAGACTCAGCAGAGATGCGAGCCAAGTCAACTTGACTGTTGTACTCAGCCATCTTCTTGGCGGAGTCGGCCTGTATCCACATCATCCCGAGCGACGACACCGGAGCCGCCAAAATGGATGCCCACTGCAATGCCTCAGACTGCTGGGGTATGGGCTGAACGACAGGCGTTTGCGTCATCGCCAAAGCCATAACCGCCGCGCTTGCGGCCTGACCGTCGCCACTTGCGGCAATCTTTGACAGGGCATCAAACTTAGCTTGACTGGCGGCGGCATTAGCCTGCGCGGCCTTCTGTACGGCTTCGTAATACTGGGTGCTTGTAGAGGCGCACCCCAAAAGACCAAGAAACATTGCTACTGCAAAAAATAATCTCATGTTATTCCTCCACGGACGCGAGCACGGACTTTGCTCTCTGAACGTCAGCATGATAAGACAGTCGGCAATGATTGTCTTGCCAGAAAAAGACTGCATTCAGCACCCTCATGCAAACCCCCCAAGCAAAAACCGACCTCATCCTGTACGCCCTACCAGAGACAGACTCGTTAGGGTTGTCAGACAGAAGAAACACCACGTTCACTAACTGACTGAAGGCGTCCCCAATCCGCACGATATATTTCCAAGTGCCATTCATGGCGCGACTCCCGTTGTGGAGAGGTAAATAGAACCGCTCATAATTATGCTGATAATAATCCAGAATAGACGCTCCGAGTTCTTTACTGACTTAGCATTCATTATTGCGTCCTCGGCAAGCTCTCTTATGTCGTCCTCCTGATCGTCAAGCCGCTTTTCATGCCTGTCGAGCCTCTTGAAGGCCGATGTCAGTTGCTCCTCTACGCGAACAATCTGAGACACAGTCTCAGCAAGCCTGTCGAGCTTTTGCTCGATTCTGTCAAGCCGATGATCTTCCGCCCCCATCACAATGTCCCAGCCAGATCAAAAAGATCGTCCATTGCTTCGTCGTCCAAGCCAAGAGCCGGGATCATTACAGCAACCCACACGGAGTTGCGCTCCACCGTAGAAGCGTACTCCCATTCAATCTGCACTCTTGACTTGTCTGGCTCTGAGATTAGGGCGAGCGCGTCCTGTATCTGCGGTAGGTAGCCTTGAGCCAGTAGCGCCAAGCGAGCCTGCCGCATCGTGACAACCATAGTGCTACGCTTTTCTTCTGGCGTCTTGTCCCTGCCCGTGTACGTTTGCCACCACTCGCCGTTGCGCTCCTCAATAGGGCCGCGCTCTACAATGTCAAACGCCGTTTGTGAGTCGTGGTTTAGCGGGTAAAAGCCGTAATCCGCAAGCGTTTCGTCAGGCACAACAGCAGGAAACGATACGCTTGGATTGTCCTTTTTTACTTGGTCAATGGTGCAAGCAGTAGCTACGCCATCAACGACCTTGCAATAAGGAAACTCAAAATACGTCATTAGTTGTAAATCCTTATTATTGCTCCACCGTTGTAGTCTCCGGAAGTCGTTACCGTATGTGCTACCGTTCCGGATGCGCCAGTTTTGTAGCTTACCCTACAGGCCCAATACCGCGTCCCGCCGCCTTTGCCTACAGTAAAAGAATGGCTGAAAGCTGATGTATAGCCTGACGGGGTGCTAGGCACTGCCGAGCCGCCAAAAGATTGGGTTGTTTCGTAAATAACGATCACATCGTCTGTTGTTACGGAGGACACCGATATGCTACCGCTAGTTGCCACATCAACCGACGTATTTGCGCCGCCATCAACAGCCAAAATGCCATACCCCGCATCTCTGCCGCCTTGCTCCGTCATGTTCAATGTGCCGCCGCTACTCACTGGGACGCTGGAAGCTATGTTTAGGTAGTCGTTTCCGCTTTCGCCCGTTGTAGCGCCCTGAGCAATGATGCCGGTTAGCGATCCCAGACTTGATGTGCCGCCGTAGGAATAAAAACTAAGTTCGTCTGCAATTTTCCCGTGTGAAAAAAGCAACGCAAAATCGTCGGTAGACACTGTGATGGTTCCGGTGCTTCCAAAAGCCCCTGTCCCCTGTGTGGCGTCTACAAAGCTAATAGGGCTACCCTTTGGTATCGCCGCCCTTATCATTCTGTTTCTAAGCATTACGCCGCGCCTACAAATGCGCCGTACAAAGTGCCATTGACCTGCCATAACTCAATGATGTTATAGCCCGTCGTTTCAAGCGTAGGAGCAGAGCCGCCAACCCATGTGGTCGTAGGCCATGTGACTGTGTAGCCAGCACCGTCGTTAATCATCAGCGTGACATACTCACCGTCAGCCAGAGACTCCGTAAACGTCGTGTTTGCTGATAGCGTCTTGTATTGGATCGTGCCGTTGCTGGGATCAATCACCGTACCCGTTAAGCTGTACTGCTGTTCCTCGATGGCTTTTTCAAACGTAACACCGCCAGTGTTGACGGTAAAAATCTCTGTTACCCCAGTGCCTAGCTTGCTGGCCCCAGACGCAATGCGGAAACGCGTTGAAGTGTCATCAAACACCAAAATTGGGCCGGTGGTTCCCGTGCCGCTAACAATAGATGCCCATTTGCCGCCAGAGCCTTCTACCGCGAGCGTTCGGCCAGCCGTTGTTGAATGCAAATCAAGCGTTGCTGTTATCGCGCCGTCGCCAATCCCCACGTTCTGACTAGAATCAATCGTGATCGCAGTGCTGGTGGCGTTATCGTCGATGCCTGTGGATGTGAAGGTGGTAAATGTTCCAGCCGCCGCGCTAGAACCGCCAATCGTTGTCCCGTCAATCGTGCCGCCATTAATGTCGGCAGAAGTGATCGTGACTGAGGCTATATTGCCAGATGCGTCAAGGTATACAGACTTGCCTGCGGCGTATGTGACAAACACAGACTTCGTGCCGGCGCCAAGGTTTACCGCAGACCCGGCATTACTGCTTGCCAGAATGGTCGTTCTGGTTAGCGTGTTACCGGCGCTTGCGTATGTGCCCAGTCCAACTTCCCAGTCGCTGTTCGTATCGTCAACAATCGCGTAATAAGTTGTATCACCATCAGACAGGGCCGCAGAAAACGCAATATAATTGGTTTCTGCTCCGGCAAGCGTTACCGCTCCCGTCCCCGTCGTCGTGGTGGTTTCCTTGACGCGGTCTTTAACGACCAGTGCCATTATTAGGCGATCCTGATAATAGCGTTGCTGGCGTCAGCGGTAGGGAATGTGATGGTGAAGTCGCCAGCACTGGATGACTTGTCAGATCCAAAATCCAAAACAACCACAGACGGATCGCCTGCCTGAGTGTCGTTGTATATCAAGGCTCCGCGCGCGGTGATTGTTGCCGTGCTGAACGTAAGGTCGGCAAAGTCCGTAAACGCTGTTGTGCCAGACGTGGTCGGCGTGACATTGGTGAGCGCCGCGCCGCCGGCAGAGTAGCCAGTGCCCGATGCCTCGTTAGTCACGGTGTAGGCCGTAGTCGTGGCGTCAAGGGTTGCCGCGCTGGTATAAAGCGCCAACTTGAAAGTATTCCCCGTGCCGTTGGTGAAGTCGTGCTTTGCCTGAAGCAATTCTTGCTTGAACGACGTACACATTGCCTGCGTGATTGCCATTTAGATTCTCCTAATCATTTCAGCTAGATCTTTTTGCCCCGCGTCACACAAGGCGTTGTACACAGTGGTGCGGTCACTGCGTATCGCTTCCTTCATGTAGAAGACTAAAACCGCACGGATATTATTTCTGAATGCCTTTGCCTGATCCTTGACGGCAGGCATTGCGTCCTCAGAGACGTTTATTATCCTGTCGAGACATCGCTCCGCAACTTCCTCTGGAGAGAAACCTCGGCCTGATGTTGTGTGTACTCCGACAGTTCCTACTGACAAGTCAAGCATTAGGTTCTTGTCTTCCTAACTTCTCCCGAGCGATAGCTGTCCGTGGTGCTGTAGCCTTCGCCAAGCTCCTCCAGTCTAGCTATTGCGTCTTCGTACCGCATTGCGTAAACCTGCATAAGGTCATTGTCGCCCTTCAGGAAGGTGTACGCCTCGACCAGACACCCGTAAAGCAAGGTGCTCTCGGCATTCGTTCCGAGCCAGCTAGTGCCAGAGCCGGATGTTGTGATGGACTCCGGCTTGTGGAAATAATGCAGTTCCACGTCGTAGGATGCGTCTGGCGTCGGCCCTATAATAAATGAGGAGTCGGTAAAAATTCCGTAGTATTTGGGTGCGCCTTGGCTGGTGCCGTCTGGATACGCTTGACGTATAAAGTTTACGTCCTTAAAAATCAGGTACTCGTAGCCGTTGTTGTCTATCGCCATTGAGTATGGCGTCAGGAAGTCGCTTGGCATTGTCAGGTATTCGTTGCCCGACGTGAGCGTGCCCGTCACATTCTTCCGGAAGTCCGGCAACTGGCATCGCTTGAGTATTCTGTCCTCTGCCTGTTGGATGATTAGCGGTAGGTTGTTGACAAACGTGGTCTCGTTCGACTCGACGTAGTCCTGTATCGCCTGCTTTAGCGTGGTAAATGTGAATGCCATTAGGAAATCTCCACCGTTACACGCCCAACCACGCCTTCCATGTCAAGCCCCACAGTGCGACTGCCAAGAGCAGTGTCGCCACCACCAACGGGGTTCCAAGCAAATAGGCGCCTGCTTTCGTCAAGTCCATTATCAGGGCGGGGAAAGCGCAGAGCTTGCGGGTCGCTTGCATTCACATCTCCTAGCTTTAACTGGGGCTGGTCTTGGTCAACCACGTCCCTACCAACAAGGAGGCCGTTCCAGCGGCCATCCTCTATCTGGCGCACAAGGTCTCTCAGCGGGTAACGGAAGCCAGTGCGATCACAGTACCCAAAAGCATGCTTGCCTTTTGCATAGCTACTCATAGATCGTTATACCCGCCCGGAGCAACGTACAGCGCCGCCTTTTCCCGAGACGCATCTGCCGCCAACTCCCACTGCTCCTCGTAGACCTGCTTGAGTAGCGGGATCATCTGGGCAGACTCTGGGCGCTTGCTGGCGACTTGATACGCCAAGCCAGCCACAAGGCACGGAAGATATCTTGCCGGCACATCCATGTTGTTGGACGCCGGACTTCCGCTGTCCTCGACGCGCTCCATGTAGTAGTACGCAAAGGTGTAGCTGGTAGTTGCATCTGGAACGGGCCAGACGTGAACCGTAATCCCAGTCGGCTTCCTTTCTACATAATACTGGAGCGGACGCCCTTGAGTGAGCTTGTTCGTCTGGTGGGCATACTGGCTGACCGATATGCGTT